ATATCATCATAGTATTCATTCAATGCCTTGTGAGCGGCATATGATGAAGTTTGTAAGTGGAAGATGTGTGCTTGGTCACGACTATTGAATAGTGTGGACAAAAACTTTGCTACGGTTCCCATTACATTGCTCCAGCGTCAGAGGCTGGTTGCTCCTTTTGTCCGTATTCGTGATAACTTGTATTTGCTTGGTCCAAGTTATTTTCTGCCACTGCGATATGGTCTTGAATCCATGCTGGAATGTCCTTTTCGTCCATTCCAAGCTTACCCTTTAATTCGGTTGCGTGACGGATGATGGAGTCAAGAGTTTTAGTTGCCATTGAAACTTCGTGATCTTCACCTTCAGCACCTTCCTTCTTCATTGCCTTGCCGATTGCGTCACGACGAGCTTGTAAATACTTGTCGGAAGAGTCTTTATCTCCATCGTTATCAATGTCACCATCTTCTTTACCAACTGGATCCATTGCTTCCAGTTGTGCGATTAATTCATCAAGTTTTGCAGATTGTTCTTCGGAGAGTTCAGTTTCTTCCTTGAGCTTCTTCAAGGTCATAGCTAAACGAGCACGTTGGCCTAGCTTACCACCCTTTTCGGCAGCAGCCTTTAACTTACCGGCTGGGATTGGTTCATCTGCCGATACACCAAGTTGTTTCTTTAATGCACCTGGTTTCTTGATTGCTTGTTGAATCCACTTTTCTTCTTCGTTCATCGAACCAACTGGTTTGTTACCAATTGCTTTAATACCAGGTACTAATCCCATTAATTTAATCATCGTGCTTCTCCAAATGTTATAGGGAGGTTTGTCCCTTCTTTTTTGCTATTAAATACCGCTTATATAAATCTCTTTTTGCTTTCATCAACTTATCTGTTAAATCTACCTTTCCATCATTGTTGATGTCTGCGTCCTCTTGACCCATTGGATCACGACGAACGTGTGGATAATGTACTTCTTTCTTACCACTTCTCCATCCACCACCCATACTCTTGTACTTTTTTGCTGCCCATAAGTTAGCGTATGCTGATGGATAGACTTTAAACTTACGTTTTGCAGCTGCCTTGGCTGCAGCCCACTTTGATGGATTGGTTGGAATTGACTTTTCTAATAATGCGGAAAGTTCTTCCATTTTTTGTAGTCGTGGGTCTGCAAAGTCACTTTCAGTTTCTTTATATCCACCCCACGGATAACCTTCATCTTGTTTGCAATCACAACCTTCGGTTTGCAAACAACCACAATCCTCAAAGATATATGAATAGTAATCCTTGTAATTCATTGTTATTTTGCCTTCTTTTTCTTTTTGGAATCTATTGCTCTGTTGGTAGCTGTTGCATATAGGTATGACTTCCAATCGTCACCAAATTTATCTTTGAAATAACGAACCGAACGTTTGTTTTTTAGTAATTTCTTACCAATCTTATCACGACCTTGAACTTGTCCCTTGGTCATCTTTCGTGGTGGTTCACGACTTGCAACCGTACGTTCGTCGAGTTCCTCTTCTTCTGGCTTTTGCATTTCTTGAAGAACTGCTGCCAATTCTTCACGGATGATTTCTAAAATTTCATCTTTGGTCATATCTTATACCGGTTTAGATTTGGTTACACCACCACGTTTGCGTTTTTTACGTCCTGCGCAATGTGCTTTTTGACTGAAACCTTTGGGGTTACTACAATTTATGGACTTTTTATACTTCTTTGTCCATTTTTCAGTTAGTAAAATATCAACTAGTTTAATCATAGTTAAATCCAATAAAAACACTACATTATAAATAGTGTATTATCCTAGTAACCACGATATATTTTCCTTCTTACCACCAATTTCCATTTCATATGGATTGTGTGTAACATGCTTATTTGTGTACACCATACCTTCTACACTATACCTTGTCTTGTCCAATGTTAACTTCGTCAGTTCTATACCCTCCTGGCGCAACCTGAGGGCGGTGTCCCGTACCCATAGACCTATACACAATGCCATCGTCAAGTCATCGTTATAACCAGATAATGCTTCTGGTCTACCGTTCTTCCAAATAAAAGTATCTAATTCGGCGCACATACGAGATGACCGAATAGTAAAACTATTTTCTAACATATATTCTTTTAATCGTGCGATAACCAACGGACGAGTTCTTTGCGAGGTGGTGAACCCAGGTACCATATTTCGTTCTTCACGATAATACTTTCCGGTCATTTGATGCTCGACATCCACATATTGTAAATCTTTGGACTGTTGCGATGGACACCAACATATTACCAAACTGTTTGGTTTCTACCTTTCCTTTATATTCTGCCACTTGGGTTGACGTTTCTACATCAATCACATGAAATGCGGAATAGTCCTCACCATCTCCACGAGATACGTCTGCCGAAACAATATAGGACTTTCCGGATTGTGGGTACTCCCATATCCATAAGTTTCCATCAAACCCACCCTTACTAATAGGTTCTTTCACAAACGTGGATTTGTAGAATTCAATAATTTCTGGTGGGACAACTGTATTACCTGAGAATATAAACGAGGCATCATGTTCTTGTGCTGCCTGCATTTCACCAAGAATTTCTGTTTGACGGTCACGCCATGCCTGGTCACGTTCTGGATGTACTTGCCAATCCAACAAGATTGGATTAAATTCGTTTGCTTGACTTTCTGCTTGTTGCCACATCTTGTGGAAGAAGTTACCCACACCATTTGGGGTGGAAATAAGAATAGCTTTTCCACCCGTGGACAACGTACTTGATGCTGCCGTCCAGATAATGTCGGCGTTATCAATAAATGCACACTCGTCAAGAATCAATAGAGACAATGCTTCGGAACGTCCAGCGTCTTTACTACTTGCCACAGCTTTAATCTGTGACCCGTTGGTAAATTGTAATGACAGTTTATTATCTGTTAATATTTCACCACGTAACCACACAGGAAGGTTTTGATGCATAAAACGAACTTTGGTTACTAAGTTTTTTGCAGTTTCTTGCTTGGTTGCGATAACAAGAATATTCTTGTCTTTGTGAAACAACATCAACCACAACGCATACCCCGCAACTAATGTAGAGAAACCTAACTGACGCCCTTTAAGTACAATGTTATATCGGTTTTCTTCAAACTCTCCCATCGCCTTTGCTTGGTATGGATATAAGTCAAACAACACCCGACCACGAATCGGGTGTTGAATATACGAATATTTAGATAAAAAGTACTCAGGCTGGAGTGCACACTTTTTATATTCTTCTTTAATACGTTCACGTAACTGTTGTGCTGTTGTATTCATAATACCTCTTATTTGACTACAAGGACTCCCGATACTACACCGACTCCGATACCAACCAAAAATGACATTTTACGACTTGGTAACTTGATACCAAACATACGGTTGGGATTTTTTGGTGCTTGTGGGATATTAATAACTACTTTTTGTAAACTATCCCGTGATGTTGTAAGTAATAAAATAGCGTTATCTTTGTTTTTTAATGCTCGTTCCAACTCAGATACTTGCGATGCTTGGGTTTCAATTGTAATTTCTTGTTGTGCAATAATAGAATCTTTCACTGGTAGTATTGCTCGTGCCAATTCCAGTGTGTCTGTTATTGTTTTCGACATTGTTGCCGCTACAGTTTTTAAATTAGTAGTGGATGCTCGAAGTTCAACAACTTGTGACCCCAGAACTTTTGCACGTGACTCCGCCGCACGAGCTTCATTTTCTTCTATTGTAATTTGTGTTTTTAAACTATCTGCAAAATGTATAGCAGAATCAGCTTGTGCTTGAAACTTTTTATATTCCGCTATATACTTGTCCATTTCATCTTGCTTAGCAGATGTTGTAACACAATACGATAATGATGCAATTACCGATATTATTACGATAGACTTAGTTGTTTTCAGTATATGCGGGATCACCAAATTTACCCGTTTCATCGAATTCTCCGGCTTCGACCTTTATTAAATGGTCTTTGAGTTTTTGTATTTCTTCTTCTAAATCTCTTCGAACAGTAGTTAAATCAACATTCCATTTTTCAATCATCAAAATCTTTTCTTGGTCTGCATGAATAAATTCTGGTTGTGATAGATTTTCGTGGTAATTTTGAAGTTCTTGTATTCTATCTTTTACCCAGGCAATATGATTTTGTTTACCTTTTTCTACAATTGTTTCTACCCATTTACCCTGACGTTTTAATTCCATCTCTTCTCTTTCTATACAATTATAACAAACACCACGTTTTTTATAAGCTTTTAGATGAACACCATTCAAGGGAGTGTCGCACTTTGGACACCACCACGGCGTTTTAAAACCATCCAGTTTAGTGACCGATTGGATTAATCCATTTTTCCTAGTCCACTTTGTACCATTTACATCTACCCACACTTCACCTTCTTTTCGTTCAACTTGTTTCGGTGTCCAACCAAACGTAAGTTTTTGTTCCTGCTTGTTCATTACTTCACCAATTTTTCTTCTTACGTTCTTCATTGCATCTTCATTTGTTGCCATAGTAACCTCTCAGTTTGATATTGCTTTTTTAACTATACTCATTGCTGCGGTATATACTGGTTCTTTTTTATCGTATTTTAACGCGGTTCCTACAAATATATCTCTATCCGTTTTTGGATTTCTAACTTTCTGTTTTAATACCTTTGCCAAAGTTTGACGTTTTGCCGGTGGTACGTTTGATACCATATCTTTGGGTGATTTTGTCGGTGTAACTTTTGGCTTTTGTTTCATTTTTGGAGCAGTTACATCTTTACCATGTGTCTGCGTCAACTTCAAAGCTTCCTCTGAATCTGTTGTTACTTTAACAATTTTATCAAAGATTTTTTTGTCAAATTTACCGTATACTTTGGTAAATATTTCTTGCTTTGCTCTATCTGTTATGTTTGGATTTCCCATAACAGACCGAAGTTGTGTACCACTAATATTTTTACCATCAATTTGTAGTTGCATCTCAGGAGCAACTATAAAGTATCCTTGATCTGCGTATCCTTTGAGGTCTTTTTCTGGTACTTCTTCGTATGGTTTGAAATATTTTCCTCCCAACCGGTCAGCATCTTTTTGACTGACTGCTGTAACGTACACCGCGTCTGGTGGTAATTTACTTAATACTTCCGATGGTGCGTATGGATTTTTAACTTGTATTACGTTATCGTCTGGTATTCCAAACATACGAGTCATAATTTCTTTTTTGTCTTTGAACCCGAACGGTGATTTGGTTGCATCGGTTTTATCGCTCGATGCGATATATACATTATCTTTACCAAATTTCTTTACCATTGCTTGATAGATACTATAATGTCCAGCATGAAATGGTTGAAATCTTCCGGTAAATATAGCAGCAATTTTACGTTCCCCAACAGGTGTGGGTTCTGTCTTTTGCGCTTCCGGTTCTTTCTTTGGTTCTTCTACTGGTGCTTCTTCGGCTTTACCCTTCGCAAACTTCAAAGTTCCTAAAATTTGATTTACTGGTGCGAATGTACCTGTAAATTTATATGGTTTGCCGTTATATATAAACACCAATCCTTCTGATGGTACGACATTATCAATACCAATATCGTCCAATCGTTCAATTTGTGTTTGTAGTTTTGCAAGTTTATTTATATCGTCTGTATCTTGTAGAGACTTAATAGTATCTAATAATTCTTTCTTCAACGATGCAGTTAATTCTGGATTGTTTGCCGATAACGTATTGGTAACACGACGAAGTGTATCAGCTCCTACTTTCAGAAAAATACTTTCTAATGGGCGTGTAACAGCTCGTTCCGAATTCGTTAATTCAGTTGCTTCAAATTGCCTAAACCATTTTTTGGTTTCTGGATCTTCAAAGTCCTTAACTCCAATAGCTTTCTTGTCTCCCGTTGCCCATCGTTTAACCAATCCATTAAATTGTTCTTCCGATAATTCCAATCCTTGTGTTTCTACTTGTCTGGTAAGTTCTCTTTCCCACCATGCTATTTTATAATCTTCCAAGGTATTTTTATCGTCAAGATCAAATTCTTGTTGTAGTCGTGTCAATGCTGCACCATACTCTTGCATTTTTTCTTTATTACGAGCAGTATCTGCGTCGCTAAATGCAATACTACGTGGTCCAGATATACCAAACGTTTTTTGTTGCTGTGCGTTTACTTTTGTAATTTGATCAGAAAGTTTTTTACTATCCTCTATATCACGACCAATTTCGTTTCCTTCTTCGTCGTATTTAACAGTTCCATGAAATACCAAAACACTCTTGTCGTATGGTATAACGTTCTTTGTGTCTGGAAATATTATCTCTCAAGTTTTTCTGTGACAGGTGCTTCCGCATCCAACCCACCTACCAATCCACGTTTAATCATTTCTTTTACATCAGAAAACTTTAATGTATCATCTTCATACGGATGTGCTAAATGTCCTGCCGCACCACCCTCAGATATTAATTGCCATGGACCATTAGGAACATTACCTTCATATAGTTCAGAAAGATAAACATATTCTAAGCCTTCATTCTTTTTATCTCGTCCGTGGTCTTTACGAGCAAGTTTCCAGTTACCATTTTTTGCACCATTGGGATGATGTACATCATGGTTTTTCATTTTTGATTTGCCGTACTTC